ATTTACACTTCCTCTGAACATTCCGCCGTTTTTGCTTATGCCGATATCATGAACAATCACATCCGATTTGTTTGAGAAAGGCATATTGAGCAAAGCTATTGTAGATGTTCCGCCTAAAGTTGTTGCGTTCATAATGACGGTGACATTTACAATAACGATATCGCCAATTCTTTCATAAAGGCAAGTTGCAGATTTTATTTTATCAATCTGAGTAGAGTACGGAGTAAGAGTAGCTGTACCAAGTTCGATATTTGACGAATCGTATTTATTCGCAAGAAGTGCATCAACCTCTGTTGCGGAATAAGACTTTGGCGGTGCGTCGCCAGATTTAGCAGTGGGTACATACAATAAGCGACCGCCAGCATCCGAACGACCACCAACACCACTATTGCACATCCAATAGAAACCGCCCGAATTACCGATACTTGAACAACCACCACCATATCGGACAATACGATAATCGTTCAAATTTTGTGTAGTAGAGAAGTAATCGCCAACAGGTAAAGCACTTGTTCCGCCGATGTCCGAAGGCATCAGCAACCAATCATAATTCTCACTGCCATAGCCCATTGCATTGACATAGCCCTTTGCATTTGCAAGGGTAAATCCAGCAGGTTCATAGTTATCAGAGTGCTTTGATTCGTTGAATGTGAAGCCTTTCGCAATATAAGGCTGACCACCGCCCATAGAACCGTCGCCCCAAACATTTACACCTTGAATATTTTTCCAAAGATTACCCCATGGATTTTCAACACCACGATAAGAAATGGAAACTTTTCCGTTTACATTGTAGGTTGTTTGAGTGCCTCCGATTTCATTAATGGTTTCGGTTGCCTGACCTGTACCATTACCAAGTTCAGCGGTTGAACCTGTCAAACTTGAACAGTTATATGATGCATTATTGGGGATATTCACAACACCCTGACCGATGCCAGTTTGCGTGTTCATTACACTAAGTTCAATCATCATAAGGAGCTGGTTTGCAGAGGTAGCATGGATAGTTTCAAGATGCCAACCTGACCCCCTGTTCTGTGCCATTAATTCAAGATTTGTCTTCGTTCCAATCCCTTTTCTCAAACCGCTGATAGGTTTTTTTCCAGCGACTGAACAGAGTAAATCGCCGTCCTCATAAGTGATAGATTCGTCAACATTATCATTCACATAGGCTTTTGCGGAAACATCGTACATACTGCCCTCATCGGCAGAATAAAGGATATATCCGACCTCGTTGCCGTTTTCGTCATAGAACGCAGGGTGCAGTTTAAAACCTGTTTTTGGCTTTGAACTCACATAGTAGTTCGCTTTACGCAGATGATATCCGATTCCTGAATCTGAATTTTTTTCCAGTTTCAATGGTACGACCTTGTAGTAAAATGCAGGCTGATAAACCATTACCTGACCGTTGGAACCGTCTTCCACATAACCTTCATCACCGTAATAAGCAAGAATTGTTCCGTCATCCGAAACATTACAACGCTTTCTTCCGCCGTACATTGTGAATCGGTCAAAGTCTGAACCTGCCGACAGTCCGACCGCTCCTGCGAGCCGTTTGAATGTTTTGTTCTCAAAATCCACCTGCAATCCAAGAATATCGCTGTCTGTGTATCCGATATATGCCTTGACATCGTCAACATCTGCCTTGTCTGCTTTTTCACCGAGCAAATTATCGGTTTCAGTCTTATCGGCTTTTGTAAGAAGAGAATTGTAAACCGTACCGCTCGTGAGATAGCACGGGCTATTATTTTTGGGTTCACTGTCAAACGGCATTGAATTGAGCTTTTGGGCAAGTTTTTGGTCTGTTTTTTCCTTCGTATATGCGTCCGTAATTCCGTACCCTGCGAGTGTAGTTGACTTATCGGCTTTTTTCGCAAGGCCGTTGCTCACATCAGCTATGTTAGCTTTCTTCGTAAGATTTGCGTCGACTGTATCAAGCCTTGCTCCAAGTGAATTTTGACTGCCTCTTGCTGTGGTTATTTCAGACTTCACGGCTTCAAGGCTTGCTTCATCAGCGGTGAAGCGTGTGTTCAGGTCGGCTGAATCGCCTCTTGCCGTGGCTATTTCGGTTTCAAGTGCAATTGCTCCGTTTGTAGCCTGTTCAATTCCATCATCCATATGGTTGAGGTTGTCGGCATTGAGGGGCGGAGCAGAGCCGTTCACAAAGACAATTTTATTGTATTTGTTCATTTTCTTTTACTTCCTTTCCTAATCGTTTTTCGCCCTTTGATGTGAGGGCAGTTATAAATCCGTCCATTTTCTTATTGAACACAAATGTTTCGATTGTCGGCAAATCTTCAAACGGAGTTTTAATTGTGTACTTATCGCCTGCCTCAAGCCACCAATACGAAAACAGCTTAATTTTTGTCGGGCGGTATTTATATACATCACCAAAAAAATTAACAGAATTATATTTTGTGCCGATATCACTTGCTGTTGTTCTGCACCTCATCAAAATGTTATCGGAAACATACCACGAAAAATCGTTACTGTTGCCATACAAAAACGCTTTTTTATCAGCAAACTTAGCACTGTACATACGGATAGGCTCAAGTTCGTAATCTTCAAAGGATAAATCTTTGTACGAATCGATTGTTTCAACGGAAGATTGAGAATACAAACTTTTAAAACGCATTTTTCCGTCGGCATCTATAACGGCAAAGCTCAAAGTTAATTCTGCATAAGCTTGGATTAAATCTGACAAGGTAATGTCCTTTATAACCTTTTCCACGCAGGTATCATCAAATTTCAGCGGTACACTAAAGATAGATAAGCTCGGCGGTGAAACCCCTGTAATTGCATAATCTTTGGCAAATTCTGCGATTATTGAATAAAAGCCCTTAAAATTATCGTCTTTTTGATAGTGCGCATAACCATAGTTCTCTTTGCCTCCAAACCACAAAGACATATCCACCTTTGACATATCATAAAAAGCGTCATAGGCTGTGATTTTGACGATGTTACGCTGTTTTTTATCTCTTTGAGCCGACTGAATTTTACCGTAGAAAACAGGACATTCAACCGTTCCTGTTTCGGCAGGACAAATAAGAGTATTTGACGGGTACAAATCATCTGACGGATACAGCTCCGGTTCAAGATATGTTGCCGTTATGATGACCTGTACCGTCTTTCCTATCAAAGCCGAGCAATCATAATCAATGAGTTTCACGCTCATTTCAGAGGCTATGCAACCGCCAAATTTCAATTCTTTTTCAACGATTTCATTTTCAAGCGAAAAGCTGTCAAGCACGATACTTTCACCTGTTATATCCTCAAAACTGCCGTCTGGGGAATGCAGGGCAACGGTGTTGTAAAGTGTGTTTGTTTTCAGCTTATCAGCAATTTCTTTAGATAAAAGCATTTTTAAGAATCACCCCTTAATACTCAATCAGCTCAACAGTAATCGGCTGATAGGTTATATCATTCTTTTCGGCATTCATTACGGTATATTCAATATCGGGAATATAAAAATAAGAGGTGTAATAGCTGTTCGTTTCATCGTTCCAATAAGTTACTCTGCACTTCCTCTGTAACTTATTCGCCATTGAGAGGTTGATAATCGACTGAAAATCAATCTTTTCGTCAAGATGAAGAATGTGAGTTGAAAACGAAATTTTTGTTTTGTAATTTGGCAGCGTTGCCCTTTGAAGCGTACCGTTCTGATCTCGTTCCGCAGAAGTTTCAAGTCGCTGATTCGGAGTTGACGAAAATGCGGTAATGTACTTATTCGGCATTATGTTGTTGCCGAATTTAAGCAAATAGCCGTTATAATTTGACATATCATTTCCCCCTTTATGCGAATGCGGATTTACCGTTGTGTCTGCGTCTGTAAAGCTCATCCTGTCTTATCATTTCTTCAAAAAGCGTTGAACCCTCAAGCTCGGCAGTAAACGAATAAGTGTTACCGCCGTTATTGCGAAAGATAATGAACATTTCATAAATGCGTTTAAGCAGGTCAAGAATTTGTGTGAGAATCACTGTATCCTGACCGCCCGAATTGTCGAGCATACCCTGTAACTTGTTAAGAGGGGAAATAACCTCAGGGTTACCGCTGTTAGCGCCTGCGTTATCGCCGACAACCGCAAGTGTCGGAGCCTTAACAATACCGCCTTTTGCAAATTTTCGTGCCGGTGATTCCGTGGGTTCTTCAAATCTCGGAATGAGAGGCGGATTTTCAGGCATTGAAAAGTTCCAATCCTGTCCAAATGCCGCGCCGATAACACCCGCAATTCCGCCGATTGAATTAACAACGCCCGAAACAAAGTTATAAATGCCCGTCCACAACGCATTTATGCCGTCAATGATTGCGTTTATAATGAACTTAAACACGGCGCAAATGCCGTCCCAAATGCCTTTGAAGAAGTCATAGATACCCTGCCATGCTTTGTTCCAATCGCCTGAGAAAACACCTGTAATGAAGTCAATTAGACCGCCGAATGTTTTCTGTATAGAGGTAACCAACCCACCGATAAATGTAAACACATTATCAAACACTCTTTTTACGGCATTGAAAACATTCTGAAATATAGGTCCCCAAAAGCTGACAAGCCAGTTTACAAACGGTGACAGGAAGTTATTCCACACGGTTGAAACACAGTCTGCAACCTTGCCGAAGAAGTTTATTGCACCCTCAAAAACAGGCTTCAGCCAGTTTTCCCAAGCTGACTTTACTATTGCTACGATAAAATCCCACGCAGGCTTAATCCATTGATTGTAAACATTCATCAGGGTTGTGCCGATATTGGTAAACATATTGCAGACATTCTGAAAAATCTGCTGTCCGTTGCCGTTCCACCATTCGCTGATAATTGTTCCGATATTTCCGAAAATCTGACCGATAAAGTCAAACACATCTGCAAACTGCAATTGTAAATTTTCAAGAAACTCTGTGATTGTTGCACCGTCATTTTCAGTCCATTCAACAAGGCTTTCGGTTGCAATTGAAAACGCACCCGAAACAACTTCGCCGACTGAACCCGCAAAGGTTGTAAGATCGCTTAAAAGATTGGAAATTGATTCTTCCATTTGAGGGCGAACATTGTCAATTGCATTGCCTGCAAGTGTACCGAAATTATCAAAAAAGGCTGAAAGATTGTTATAGCCGTTTGTAAGATTGTTGCCTATGATGTCGATAAAGCCGATAATCTTTTCCCTGTCTTTTGAGATCCACTTAGCAACACCGCCTGAAATGGTCTGAAACGACTTTCCGCCGATTGTCGCAACCGCTCCGAATGCAGAACCGATTGCCCCGAGTTTTGCAGAACCGACCTTTTGCATTGTGCCGAATGCCTTTTGAACTATGGGAACAGCATTATCAAAAACGGTCTTGCAGTTCTTGCCTATAGCTGACCAATCAACCTTGTTAATACCTTTCTGTACATTCTCGACAAAACCTTTAAATCCGCTTTTTTCGTATAGATTTTTGAATGCTCCCGAAAGGTTTTTGCTTGTGTCCTTGACAACATTCTTTGCAACAGCTCCGCCCGATGAACCGCCTGAAGAGCTTTTTGATGAGGAGGTGTCTGACTTTGAAGATGAGCTGTCAGAGCTTGAAAGCACATTCAGCTTATCAAAGCCCGCAACACTTCTCTTTGCTTTTTCGGAACTTTTCTGAACATTATCAAGTGACTTTGAACTGTCATCTGCCGTATCCGTAAGGCTTTTGGCAGAATCGGACGCAGATTTGATATTGCTTGCGGTGTTGTTGCCTGTATCCCAGCCGAATACCTTTGAAAGCGATTCAACCGCGCCTTTGGCATATTCCGTTAAAGTCGCAAGTGCGGAACTCAACCGCTTTACAACCTGAGTTGCCACCTGAAGAATAGGCTGACCGACTACGGCAAGGAGCTGTTTCCAACTTTCTCTGAGGTTGCCCGTTACATTCTCCCAACCGTCTGCTTCACGGCTTGCCTGTCCCATAGCACCCGAAAGCTGATTAGCGTCCTTGACCATTTGCAAAAGCGTGAGCTGTTTCTGCGATTCCGACAAATCCGTAAATGACTTGCCATACAGCTTATTAGCCGCCGCATTTCGTGTGGTTTCAGTACAGGACAAACCGAGTGCGGCATCATTTTCAAAGTTGCCTTTCAAGAACGATTTCAGGCTTTCTGCGGTGTCTTCAAGCGAACGGTCGTAATATGCGGCACTGTCGGCTGTTACCTGTAAAGCCTCCTGCATCATTCCCAAAGCACTTGAACTGTCCATTCCAGTAGTTTTTGCAAAGGCATAAATGCTTGTGCCGACGCCCTGCAATCGGGTTTCAAGAATACCGCTCTGATTGGCAACGCTCTGAATGGCTGATTCTGCCTGTGACTGCATTGTGCCGAATGTCTGCTCAAACTGCGAATTTGCCGCATTGACTTCCGCAGCCGATTCAATGCACTGCTGACCGAACTCCTTGATTTTTGCAACAGAAAAAGCGGCAACCACAGCCATTCCTATTTTCTTAAGCGAAGATGAAACCGAATTGCTTAATTGCTCACCGCTGCCTTTGATGTTTGAAAACTCTTTTTCGGTTTTCTGAGAAACGCCCTCTGCAACCTTTGAAAAGGACTGTTTCATATCCGTGCTTACATTTTCAAAATCTTTTGAAAGACTTGAAAATGCCGAATCAAACTTTTTTGTAATTGAATCGGAAATCTTATGCAATGTTTTGGAAATATCATCACCCGTAAGCCTGACATCAAGCTCAATTTCACCCGCCTTTGTCGCCATATTCACCACTTCCTTTCATTTTAGATTCTTTAAAAACAGGCATAAAAACAGCGCACACCGTTATGATGTACGCTTAAAAAATTGCAGAAGAATAGCCACCCCGTTTGGAGTGGCTTTTTGTTTTAGTTGTTGAGTTCGTAGTATTTGATGTCGATTTTCGGAAGTGACACATTGTTGCCCATTACGGTTTCATATGTATAGTCGCCGTCACAAGTTCCCCAGAATGTGATTACATCATCTTCAAGGAGTTTGTCCGCACCGTCAGGAATTTCTACAGTTGCGTAGATTGTATCAGTCCACAATGGTTCATCAAGATACTCATTTTCTTCTTTGGTTATATTGATTCTCAGGTCAACCGAATCGCCCCAGCCTTCCTGAACCTGAATAATCTGACCTTCAAACTTGTAGTCATTACCTTTGTACTTGTCAGGGTTTCTTGAAAGAGTTTTAAAGTCGATTGTTTTGCAACCGTCTTTAAATTCTTTTTCAACCTTCTTCGGGTCTTTAGTAGGCTTTTCTGTTGCAACTTCTTTTGTGGTCGGTGCTTCTGTCGCTTTTTCAGTTGCTTTTTCTGAACTCTGATTTGCAACAGTAGTTTCCTGCTTTGATTTGTTTGAACCGCTGTTACCGTTAATTGCACCGTTTACACCGCCAACAATCATAATAGCAACAACGATAATAACCCAAAAATACCAACGCTTGTAAATTTTCTTCTTCGCATTTACAGGATTTACGGTTGCCGAGGTTGAATCGTTTCCGCCAAAGCCTGCACCGCACTTGTCGCAAAATTTTGCATCGTCCTTTAATTCGTTTCCGCAATGTGGACATTTCATAAACATACACTCTCCTTAATAAATTTGTTAGTGTATGTTACATTTTATCACTATATATTAACATTGTCAAGAATTTTGTAGATACAGCGAAATTTATGTACAAATTTACAGATTAGCAAAAAAGTTTTGAAATTCTGCAAGAACGGTGTTCATATCTTCGTCTGAATAGTGCTTTACATTCCTTGACCGCCATTTGCTGCGGATTTTATGCTGTGACGAAGTAAAGTTTTTCAAGACTTCTTTGTCGGTTTCAAGGCGAATTTGAACCGTTCTTGCAAGCGGTGTTTCGGGTCCTAAGCCTTGCAGAAGTGAGCAGAACTCATTCCAACTCATTTTAGCAAAATCCTTTGAATAAATGCTGACCCCGTACTCCGAGCGAAAGCTCGACACGATTAAATCAAAGTCATCAATCAGGTCGTAGCCGGGGTCTGAGCTTCCCCCTCGTCAGTCAAATCGCCTGTTGCAATTTTGGCAGATTCGCTGATAAGGGCGTTGAAATCGTGCATATTCAGCTTTAACTTTTCAATCTTTTCTCTCTCGGATTCATCAAAAAGAAGATGATACATTTCGATAACATCTTTACTTTTACCGTTGCCGTCCTCAAAAAGTGCCGCAACTTTGAGCATTGAAACTGCGTCATTGTTGATTGCAAGGTCAACATTTTTAACTCTGACACTCGGCTTTTCCTCAAAATTAAGCTTGTCTGTAATATCAATTAACTTTGACATAATCGTTCATTCCTTTCGTTTTTTAAGCGGCTGCTGTATATACGGGTTTGCCGTTTGACATAACTTCAAATTCAAGCGGAGCAACACCCGTACTTGCGCCTGCACCGTTTGATGTAACGGATACAACTGCATTTTTAAAGAGGACGGTTGCACCGTTGGGGAAGGTCCACATAAACGAAACTTCTGCCTTTCTGCCGTTTTCAAATGCAAGGGCGGCAATCTGGTCATTGCCTGCGTCACCGATTGTACGCTTGCCCTTTACCGAAATTGTGATTGACTTTGCTGTCATAAGCCTTGACTTCCAGCCCTCGTTTTCAAAGGCTGTCCATTCCTCGACACCGTTGTCAAATGCAACGGAAAATTCTTCGCAGTTAGCAATATTTGTCGTGGCGGATTCTGTCCCTGTCTTGCCAACCGCAAACTGATTTTCATAGCATGGGAATACTCCCGATTCAACTTTTGCCATAAAATTACTTCCTTTCGTAATAAAATTTAGCCTCAATGACCTGCTCATACACACCATTGTCGTCTGTTCCCACATCAACGGGTTCTTCCGTGAGCAGTTCGATTATATAGATTTTGTGTTCCTTAATTTCAACTTTTTTAATGCCGTAAAGCGTTTCGTAAAGTCTGCGTGCAAACTCCTCGGTTTCTCTTGCGTTGTCGGTGTAATGGATAAGCAAAGACACGCTTATTGTATCGTAGGTACTTTCACCGCCGATTGCCCTTGTGGGTGTTCCCGACTGCTTTAATGAATACACACCGATTGACCTGTCCTGCTTGTTGTCAAGCTTGCCGATGTAATAATGCTCGGCTGAGGTAACGCTTTTGAGCCAATCTCTGATGTCCGATAAGTAAATCAAAGTCCTGCTTCCTTTCTGTATAATCTCACAAATGCCCGACTGCAAAAATTCTGCCGTGTACCGCCCTCAAGCCACGGTGAGAACCATTTACCGCCGGCGGCAATGTTTTCCTTACGGCTGAAATTATACTCGGGATGAAAATACAACCGCCTTGCATACGGAGTGCTTGACACGATTTTAACCGTGCCGTTCCAACTCTGCGCACAATCTTCAAAGGTATTTTCGTTCTGAAGATTACCCGTATCAAACGGCATTACCTGCGTGTTTTTCACCTGTTTAAGAAGTGCGTCACCTGTCTGTTCAAGAGCCTGTTGCTTTGCCTTGTCAAGCTGTTTTACAACAGGCATATTGAGTTTGATTTTTGATGATACCGAAAATCCCATTAAATCACATCCAATTCCGTAAAATTAACTTTGCCGTCGGGGTTGCGGTGTTTTGTACCCTGTACGATGTTTCGTTTTACGCCGTCAAGGATTACAAAGCCACCGCTTAAAGTGGGGCTGTCGGGGGCAATGTCGCCGTCAAAAAGCAAGACAGCCGACACCTGAACAATTTTCTGCTCTTTGGTATAGACTGTCTTTGCCTTTGACTGCACATTGCATACAGCATTGCCTCCGCAGCGAAGATTTGACGGATAAAGATTTTCGGAGGGATACAGGTTTTTGCACTCAAATGCGATAACAGGAGAGCCGTCCTCGGTTATTCCCTCACCGTAGATTGTGACCTCGACAGGAGTTTTGCAAAACTGCTTTTTTACAAGTGACGGAAATTTCACGGTTTTCACGCACCTTTCAGATTGCAGGATAACAAAGTCCTGTTGATTTTAGCAACGCATAGAGGTCGGCAGGAATTGCCACTCCGCTGATGCACATTAAGTTCCAGCTTGCGCCAAATTCCATTGATGTGCCGTTGATTGAATAGCTTTTCAGGTAGGAAGAAATCATATCGGCATTTTCTTCTTCAAAAGCAGTAAGTCTGCCATGCACTCTGCTGATGATTCTCTTCTGCATTTCCGAAAGTTTTTCAAAATCAATGCGGTTAAAAGTCAGAACATCAATGTGTTCGGCAGAGATAATACTGTTTTCATCTCCGCCCTGATGTTCAATGTAATCGGCATACATTACGCAACCGCCGTTGTGTCAACATCGGCATAAATGCTGTCGATTTTGCCGTCCTTGCCGTTCGGGAATACGAATGTGTCGGAAAGTGAACGGTTCTGATAGAGCCAGCCGTCACCCTCTGTGTGTGAGCCGGGAGCAAAGAAGTAAATGCTTGAAATCTTCGGAACAGTCTTGCAGGTTTCACCGCAAGCAACAAGAACATTGATTTTGTGAGCGCCTGTTGCAGGCTCAAAACCGCCGTCATCGGGGTTAAAGTTGAAGTTATCGTAGAAACGCTCATCGTCAATAACCTCGATGATAGGGCAACCGTCAATCTCGGTCACTCTTGTTTCAATGCCGATACCGCCCTCTGCAATCTGTGTAAGCTCAATCTTACGAGTGAACTCTGTTGACTGTTCAAGGCAGTCCATAATGTGAGATGTCACATAGGCAACAAGTGTGCCTCTTGCCTTGTATCTGCGGAGCTTGCCGGCAGAAAGAATTGTTTTGAGCTTTGAATAAGCGTTCTCCTTAGTCCACTCCGATGTCTTTGTTGAAGAATGGTAGCCGTCTGTTGCCTGAGCCTTTGCTGCAACCTTTGAGAAGAAAAGTGCGTCTGTTTCGGGAGCAACCTGTGTCTGCTCAAACACCTTTGAAATATTCTCAACCTTTGCGGTTGCGTTAGTTTCATCAACATCTGCCTTGTCAACGAGAAACTCAATATCACGGTCGTGTTCGCAGGTGAACGGAACATCGGTCTGAACATACTTGCCCTTGTTCCAACCGCCGTTGCGATTGTGGTTCTTAAAGCCTGATGTGCTCATCTGTGTGAAGTGGAAAGTTCTTGCGCCAACCCACTTTACATTTGAAGTGATGAATGGTGATGTAAGTGTGCCCTGAACAAGAATTTCGAGCAGATCAGGGCTGAACTGCTCGGCATAGTTATTTGTGTTTGCCATGATTTTTTCAATCCTTTCTTTGGTTAAATATTAAATCTGTTCCATTTTTTGGTAGGAACATTTGCCTTTGGTTTTGTACCGTCCGATGTACCGTTGCCGTCACCGCCGATTTTCTTAACTCCTGTGCCGTTCTCGGCAGGTTTGCCCTTGAGTGCGGGGATATCGTCAAGCACCTTTTTAACAGCCTCTGTCAGCTTTTCCGCATTGACCTTGCCGTCTGTCACAGCCTTTGAAAAGTCTGCAATTTTAAGCACATACGGAACGGTTGCAATGTCAACGCCCTGTTTTACGGCTTCGAGGGTTGCCGACTGGTTGACTTCTGCCATAAGCTTTGCGTTGTTTGCAGATTCAACTTCCGACTGCATTTTTGCAAAGTCGGGAGTGTTCTCGGCTTTCTGCTTTTTAAAAGCACCGATAGCCTCTTTCATCTCATCGGCTGACAATCCCTGCTCCTTAAAATAAGACTTCAAAACGGTGTCCTCTGTCACGCTCTGTTTGCCTGTAATAAGGCTTGCGAGCTTGTCATAATCAAAGGCAGGAGCGTTTCCCTGCGGTGTTCCCTGCGGTGCAGGTGTCGGTTCATTGGGGGTTGGTGTTGGATTTGGTTCTGCCATTTTTTCATATCCTTTCAGTTTTTCGGGTGTCTCCCGTAATCAGTTTATAGAGTGTCTCTCTGTTTCAGTTTTGCACGGTGTCTCCCGTAGTTTAATGTCTTCGGACAATAAAAAAGCACCTTACATATTCGTAAAGTGCTTAATCTGCTTTTTCTGTTTTAACTGCTTTGGCTCTCGGCTTTTTGGGAGCGTCAGGCTTGACCTCTTCTGCAAAACCACCGTCAATGAGTTCCTTTGCTCTCTGCTCGGAGCATTCAAAAACTTCATTCACATGTCGGGTTACATAGCCGTTCTGCCTGTCATTAAATGCTGTTGTTACTCTGATTTTCATTCTGTCACCACCTTTCTAAACCGGTCGAAATCGACGGGTTTAAATGCAATAAAAAAGCACTCTGATTTCTCAAAGTGCTGATTTGATGTATTAAGTTTTGCTTTGGCAAGTTGCAGGCAAGTTAAGCAATGCCGTAAACAAGCCGTTTTTCTTGCTCTGAACATATTCTCGGCAAGTTAAACAACAAAACCGCCCTTTTTACGGAGCGGTTAGCTTTTGTTTCTTTGTTTTTCAAGTTCTTTAATTATTTCGTCAAGACGTTTTGAAGCTTCTTCGTTAGAACCATCTAAAACAGATTTGTTTATTTCTTCCATTCAAATAAACCTCCTTCTTGATGTTTACTTAAAAATTTATCAATAACCTTTCTGTATTCACTATCAGAACCTGTTTTTATCCTCTTTTTTCCCATTCGTTGTAACTCTGTTAAAAGTGATAGTCTGTCGTATCCTTTCAACTTTGTTAATACTTCAATGTTGCCATCGTTTTTCACAATAGTAAATGTTTTTATACTATCATTCTTAATAAATTCGATAATATCATTTAAAGAATAACTGCTGTTTCTCGGGTGATTGTGCATAACAAATAAATCTTTGCCTTGAAGTGCTGATCCAAAATCTATTTTTTCATCAGTTCCTTTAATAGGCTCTGTAATCATTTTGGACACATCATTTTTTAACACGAAGGCAACTTCTTTATTTTCATTTTGTTCTTTTGAAAATTTCAAAAGCTCCTTGTGTTGTTTTTGAATTTCCAAACACTGCTCTTCTGTATAACCTTCAATATCAACTTTAGGAATACGACTGATAGCTTTATCGGTTATCGGAGTAATAGGCTTTTTACTTTTCTCTTTTATTATACCACTTTTACCCGATTTTGCAACAGATTCAGCGGTGATTTTATTAACACTCTCTGCTTTTTTCGCCTTTTCTTCAAGCATATCAGCCCTATCGTGCCACTCATCGGCTCGGGTTTGGGCAATGCGTTTATTGTCCTCGTCAAGACTGTATTCGGCACGGCGGTCAAAGCGTTCTGCCTGTCTCTGTGCATACTGCTGTTTTTCCTCAATTCCTCGCTGACGGTCAAGCTCTTTGATTTCATCTTCAGACAACGGTGCGTCCAAATCATCAAGTTCGGGATAATATGTACTTGTGCTGTCCTTACATCTCGGATGAAACAAACCGTTCTTGATTGCGGTTGAGAGAAGCGGATAGTTTCCGTCTGACTTTTTGCCGTTTGAATAAACATCGTCAATAAACACCTTGCCGATATATTTTGCACAATCGGGGCAACCGCCCTGTCTTGAGTTCACAACAACGAGGGATACTCCCCATTCGGCTCGCTTTTCGCCCTCACCACGCAGATAGGCTCTTTTGTTGGCTGTTTTAACCGCCATGTCCGCATAATCCGAGAGCGTGTGCCTTGCACCGTTCTTGTATTCCACACAATTAAGACCTGCGTTAAGCATATCTTTGCAAGCTATATCAACGGCTTTTTCGTATGTAACCGCACCCGTGTTCATTGCAACCTGTGCGTTAAAAATCGCCTTGCGGTACTTGTCGTTGCTCATACGCAAAACTGCCGTTTCTGCCCTCTTTAAATCGTCTGTGGTCGATTTTATGAGTGCGTCAAGTTTACGGTCATTCACCTTAAAAAACTCGGCTGTGTTGTGTGCTGGCGGCTTTTTCGGGGCTTTGAAACCGTCCTTGACAGCTTCAAGAATTTCTGCCTCCTGACTTGCATTTCCGTCAGCTTTGGCGGTGCGAATCATCTCTTCAACCTTACTGTTAATGGTTTTGAAACGCTTGCCGAATTTCTTTGCGTTGTGCTTACGGTACTCTTCAAGACTTTTGAGCTGTTCAGCCTGCCATTGTGTCCAGTTGTAACCCTCTTTGGTTTCTTCGGCTCTGTGACGGCTGAAATTTCTCATCATGCTGTTAATCAGTTCATCTTCGATTTTTTCAAAGGCTTCTCTGATATTGTAATCACTCATTGTTTACCTGTGTATCATTCTGTTCGGGATTGCTTTCGGTTTTTTCTGCATTATTTTCCGCATTTTCTTCATCATCTGCGTTATTGTCAGGTTCTTCTGTGTCGGTAAGGTCCACATCGTCAAGCTCCGATTTTTCTTCTTCGCCTGCAATGCCCTGTTCTTCCTTAATTCTCTGCACCTCTTCGGCTTTCCAATCCTCCGACTTGCTGTCGCCGTAAAGCTCGTCGACCGAGGTTTCAACTGACATCAAACCGCCCTGTCTTGCTTTTGACACAGTTTCAACCTGACTTTCAAAGCTCGGATTTGCATATTCGCCGAAGTTTACGGATACTTCCAAGCCCTCAACAATACCATTGCCGTTAAGTTCACCGTCTGCATTGAGTACAACTGCAACAAGGCTTTGAAGTGCGTTCTGCGTAATTTTCACAAGGTTCTGCCTTGTGTAAAGGGTTGTCTTTTCCTTTTCACGCTGAGCGTCTGCATTATCAAGCTTCTTCGTATCAATGCCGAGAGTTGACGGCGATATAATGCCCTGTAAGCAGAGGTCGAGGGCAGTAATGTATGAACTCAAATAGCTTTCGTGCTGAATCTGCGGACTTTCGGTGTAAATTCTGTTGCCGTTGCCGTTTTCAGACATATCGTTGCCCACGGTGATAAATCGGTTGTCAAACGGATTTGGCGACATCGGCTGACAGGTTTCGGGATTTCTCGGAACAAGGCAATCAGGCACATACTGCTTTGTTCGGCAGGCTCTGAGTGCGTCCATCCACTGTGACCACACTTCATCAAGGCTGTCGAAAGCGTCTGTTTTTATGCCGATAATGCCCGCACCTCTGCCCTTGTGGCACGATTTGCCGTAAAGGACAGGTACAGCCCACATATATGATTCGTCAAATGTAACGCCCTTTGAATCAATCCATGAAAGAGCGTCAACCGTGTGCAGGTCAATCTCTTTGCCGTTGTCATCATACAAAGCATAGTGAATATAGCCGTAACCGTATGTTTCTTCAAAACGATAACGGCGGTGTTTTTGCGTGTAATCGGTGTAAAACTTAACCTCTCGGATTCTGCCGCGCACATATGTAAAGTCGATGTTTTCGGCAGGATACCATTCAACAATCGGAACATCTGATACAGCCGTGTCAAAGCTGACCTTAAAAGCACCGTCACCGACAACACATAGGTCACGGAGCATTTGCTTAACCGTGTCGGACAGCTTGTTCTGCTTTTCAATGTCTTCCCAACGCTCTGCATAAGCGGTTGAATTTTTACTTGTAACATCTGTGCCGTTGTAGTCGGCAATTACGATATTCACAAGCGTTTCGCAGATGAGTGCCGGCAAGCCCGTGTGTATTTTACGGATTTCAAGCCCCTTTGTGCTTTTTGCCGCCCAAAACATAGTTTTGTTTGTATCAATCTGCTTGTACAACTCCGCAAGCTGTCTGCTGTTGCCCCAATACCAAATGCGATTGATAAAGCACTCGGTCAAATGATTGCTTGTTTCGGTAACGGTAATTGTTTTGTCGCTTGCAGGAGTAATCTGCAAAAAGTTTTTAATTCCAGATCTGATAGATTCAGCCATTCTGTTAATCAGCCCCATTTATTTCACTTCCAATAATATTTTTAAACGGCAGCCACGCATATTGACCGCTGTTAATGCAATGGTCGTGACCGTCCTCGGGTGTGTTGTCTTTGTCCTCTCGCCAGCTGTAAATTTCAAACTCGGCAATCGTGTTTTTACAATGTTCAAGCACAAAATAACAGTCGGTGGCAAGCCAGCCGAGTACAAGATTGATTCGGTCGATAATCTTCGTTTTCTTCCATGCATTTGCAAAGTCATAGACACAGCCGTGCTGTCGCTTATACTTTTGAAATTCGGTAATAGTCGCTTGGTCGGCGCTGTCAATAAAAGCCGTGCGTGCAAAGCCCCATTCATCACGGTTACGGTCAAGAAAATCAATAAAATTCTTCACCGTGTCACTCGGGGCAATAGGCGTTTGCATTTCAGCATTGTTATAAACTCTTTCATCAAGCTGAACACACTTGCCGTGATTGGTAATGCCGTAAAATGTCATTGCGATAGTGTCAGGCGACTTCTGCGAATAGGCGGTATCAAGACCTGCGGTGAACTGAACAAAGTGTTCCGACTTGCGGTTACAGTTCAAAAACTTTCCTGCCCACTCTTTTGATTTGATATGTCTTGCCCTCTCAAAATTCGGGAACACAAGACCTGTTGCTCTGCCTCGCAAACCTAAAATTTTATTTTTATAGAGCTTTGTACCTTTCGGTGCAGAGTTCTTTTTCTTTTCAATCTGTTCGGACGTAAGACTTAAATTGTCGGCAAAAGAAAAGAACCAATACCGCCAATTCGGTACAGGTTCTTCGGTAAGCTCCGCCGTAATCTCGGGAGGAACATCGTTTTCATATTTTTTAAAAGGACGGGAGCGGTTGACAAACTCCTTATACACAGGCAGGCTCGGATCATCGGGATTCAGCGTTGCAAGCATATAGTCATTACGGGTTGACATCTCTCGGATAAACTCGATATCGGCGGTGTTGATTTCGTCAATATAAACGCACCCAAACTGCGCACCGAGAACCATTTCCCACTTATCCCGACTGCTGTAACCGAGAATATAGATAATTTTGTCCTCAAACTTGATATGCGGCAGCTTGTAATCCTTGTCGCCGTTGCCACAGTAAACTGCGTTACGGTGCAGGTCGAGAATACCGTTATCCTGCTGAATAATCGTTTCTTCGGCTTTACCCGTTGTTTTGGCGGCAATTGCGTGAAGCTTCTTCGGCGACTGCGACACCATTCGCATAAACTTAACGCCTGCTCCGACGGTAGTTTTGCCGGACGCTGTAGTTCCTTCAAGAAATTCAGCCGACACATTTGTTGTGTTGATAAAGTCGATATACTTTTGTGACAACGGGAATTTGTTACTCACTCAGTCCCTCACCACCCAACTGTCTGAACACATCGGATAGCTTTTCGGACTGCTCAACCTTTGCGTCAACATTAAGTTTATCCTTGAAAAGGCTATATACTTTACCTAACAACTCGGCCGCTTTGTTTGCGTCGGATATTCTTGTTGGTATCGTTACTATCTCCGGCACTTCGCTTTTAATTGTATGTTTTCGTATTGTACCATTTTCATCAGGTTTGTATGTTGACTCTTCCTGACTGACTGTTACAACAACGCTTTCTTTCTTTTCACGTCTCATAACTGCAGTAAGGTATTTCAGAACCTCATCTTGCTGAGCAATTAGTTTTGATTCTTTTTCAGATAATCTTTTGTCTATATATTCCCTTATGTTGGGTTTTGCCAAGTTTTCACTTGCTATATTATTTGCGTTCTTTTTTGAATATCCTGCCCTTATTGCGGCTTGTGTTGCATTAAGGTCAACTAAATATTCATCGCAAAATCTTTGTTGCTTAGCTGTTAGCATAGCCATAATACAACACCGCCTTTCACGCTAACACAAAACCGCCCTCAAACGAGAGCGGTCTGTGCGAATTTTTATCTTAGGAGAGTTCTACATATGTCCTGTTTGTCAAACTTTCATAATACCATTATACGCAGGGTAAGGGTGACATTCAATGACATTTCAAAATAATTTTACGAGAAATCGAACTTTTTTCGGAACGCCTGTAACGCTTCGCCGTGCAATCTCAGGGTATGCCTTACGCTCATTTCCATACTCTCGGCAATATCCTCCCACCTCTGACAATTTATGTAATACTCGGTCAAAATTGCAATGTAACGGTAATCGTCAAGTGCGTTGATTTTACTGCGGATTTCAGTTTTCAACCGCACAAGATTGTCAATTTCCCTATTGATTTCAGTCTGAAGGTCTGCAATCCTGTCAACAATCCGCATAGGGTCATTCACTCCTGATGTCTTAACAGGCTCGTTCTGCTTAACTGATACCTGTGCAATATTCAGCCTAAGTTTCGACAGCTCGTGTTCTTTCGTTCTGATCAGCTTATCCGAAACCCTGACCAAATATAAATAATCTTTAACCGTCAATCCGTATCACGCTCCTCGTCAAGCATACCAAGTTTCTGTGCCAACGAAATAACAGCGTTTACAATCAAATACAAATCCTTGCCTTTGATGTTGCACATAATAAAGCAAACATTGTCCTTATCGTTATCAAGTTCACAAAAATCAATAACAGTTCTCTTTGTAATCGTCTTGCTTTCATTGTTATCGTAATTAACGGTGATATTTTTAATACCTCTCATTCTTCTACCTCACTTTCAAGCCAATGTTTCGTGCAGCCAATGCAACTGCCATTGAATCGCTTTTACATAGGAAAGCCAACATACGGAGTGCCGTATGGGCAGCCGAAAAAATTTATACAACTCCGAGCCATTTCGTCAATTGACATCTGTTTGATTTTTTCAAAGTTAGTCATTTTGTCTGTTCTCCTTTATCAAACAACATCTTTTATATTTTTTTCCGCTTCCACAAGGACAAGGTGCGTTCCTATGACTATTCTCAGGTGGGTGATATGTAACGGTAGCGAGAAAAGATATATTACAATCTTGTGTATAATACTCACATATGTCAGCAGGCTCTTTAGTTATATGGGCTTTCATTCTTGCTCCCCCTTTCTTGCTCATTCCATAATTTCAAAATCTCGTGATATTCTTCATCGTTTAAGTTAAGTCCTGTTTTTACATATGCGCAATCAACGCAATAACTTGAGTATTGCAATCCGCATTTATTACAATGCATTGTTGCTTACCCCCTGTCCATTTTCGCACCACAAAACGGACAATATGGATACAATCTATGCTTTGTCATAATGATATGTTTATGGCAGTTTTGGCAAATAAACCAAGTACATCCGCAAATATCTTTTTCAAATATCCATTTTCCGTGTTTAATCTCTTGCATTTCACACACGGTTGCTTCGTTAGGTTTGCTTCCGTCAACTTCAATAATGCGTTTTACATTTTCGGCATTTCGCTTTGAATTGAAATACAAAGTAAAATTGCTACCATTATAATCGGGTATATCCAATGCATAGTCACCACAAAAATCACGGATTTTTAATTCTTTTTCAATCATCGCTCTTCACCGTCCTCAATAGGCTGATTCCAACACTTAACGCAGTTATGGTCTTTTTTTTGACAATCATCTCTGTTTATCAATCCTAAAGCATACGGACATACTCCTTTAGGTATTCCGTCTATTCTAAGCTGAGCGTTCGGATAATGTTCCAAGAACTCGCTTAAATAAGTCCTCTGTGGGTGTTCGTCCGACCACCTCTGAACGATTTCGATTGCCTTTTCGGGATAGAGCATTTCAAAAGCTGTACATGATTGCCCTTTATTGTTATTTATGCTACATAAAGGACAGTTAGAGCAGCCAAGTTTACATAGCCCATTCTTTGCTCTTTTCGTCATTCTTCGCTTTTCAGCTAAATAATTTGCAACTTTCGTACAATCAATCATTTTCTTCGTCTCCTTCAAAATTAACAACTTTTCCGTTGTCGGTATAATCTCGTTTGTCGAATTCAAGTTTCAGCTTGTCGATGACAACCCTGTCGATATGTTCCCAAAAGACTTCGTCGGTGTCGGAATGTTCAATTATTTCGGTCATCGACCTCAAAGCCTTTGCACATCTGCCACGACCAAAGCCGAAATCCTGATACAAAGCAAAAATCATAGTCTTAAAAATTCGCCTTGTGGCGTCCGCAATTTCCTTGTCCTTGACTTTCTGATATTCCCTGTCGGCAAGGCGGTTAATCTCCGCCATAGCCTCTCTTTTCAGCTTAACGGGTATTCTCGCTTTCATCGTTTGCTCTCCTTTCGTCAATCTTATCAAGTGCAGTTACAATCAACGAGCTTTTTGCTTTGGTGTCCATAAGCTCTGCCTGATAGTAAAACCGACCCGTTGTATTCCGTCTGATGATACAGCCTTTCAGAACGTATTCTGCACCGTTGTACAGCACAATCCTTTCGAGATTGCGTTTAACTTCCGAGATATTCACAGCATTTCCACCTCGATGTAAATACCCGGAACCTCTGCCCAAAACTTTTCACATATCTCACTTGCAACAAGTGCGTCATCAGACCAAAAGCCGAGAGCGGTCATACAGTCTTTTAGCATTTTTTGCAGATTGTCCGTGTCAGGTTTTGTTATACGATATTCGCCGTCCTGATGTTTACCGCGAGGAAAGCACCACTTTGTTATCAACCTGACAGCCGACTCGTACGGTTCTGACGGTTTAAACTTTGCTAAATGTGACGTGAGCTTTTCTCTTGCCTGTTTCACCTCGGGCGGATTGTAAAAAACAGGTTTGCCGTTTTTTACCATAACCTTATGTTCCTGTGCAGTTACGGTCGGCGGTATCATCGCCATAAAAAAATCCATTTTTATATTTCACTCCTTTAAAGCATTAAAGCTACTTTTAATTTTTGAATTTTGCTTTTAGTCACAGGTCAGGGGAAGGAGTTGTTGTGCGTAAGCTTCGCACAACTACTTCACCCCTGTGACCTTTAGGGAACGGACACCGTTTATATATACGTAGTATATATACTTTTTCTTTCCCTCGGAAAATCTCGAGAAAAAAGTCATTTTCCGTCATTTTTAGAAAAGGAAAATCTCGGGAAATTTTCCCTATTTTCCCTCACGGAAAGAGAAAATCTCGATAAAATTTTCCTTCCAAATTTGACGGAAAGGGAAAATTTATTCGACTTTTTCCTTTTCCTTTAATCCTGTTTTACCGCCGTCAATCCAAAAGCCGCCATGTTCTTTTATGTAATTTCGGATTGTTTTTTCGCCGACACCAAGATATGTAGCCATGTCATTTATATCTGCCTGGCCGTTATTCTCTTCTGCCGTAAAGGCTGTCATAAGAGATTCCATGCGTCCTTTTTTGTTTTCCGATTTAGTATTTTTCTTACTGAAATTCTTCTTGTAAGGCGGGTTAAAATCGCCCTCAAAATTACAGTCTTTCAACACGCCTGTTGTATCTAATTTGTGTATCGGATAATCAAACCAAAGGTTAAGTGCATCAAATGCCGGAAACTCTCGCAGAGTACCCTCTATTCTCCACGCTGACACCCCTTTTACGGTTTTTTCGGCACGGGCAACATCCGACATCATCAGCTTAAAAGACTGTTCAGGAAGCGTTTTGCGTGCGATGTCAATTATATTATTTGCCATTACCAAATCGTCCTGTGAACACACTTCACTGATTTTGTTGAAACGACCTATCCAGTCTTTACAGATTTTACAGGTTCTTTCATCCTTTTGCTGTTTCATCAAATCTTCGCTGATTTCAAGCCTTGTAAGGTCAAGGAGTGCATCGGGGTCACGAGCGAAAACACCCGAGCCCGAAACTCTGTCCATTGACTTTTTACCGCCCTGAGCACCTTTTGAATGGTGGTGACAGTAGATTACCGCACAACCGATTTCGGTACACACCTTATCAAACTGGTTGCAGAAATGTGCCATTTGGTCAGCACTGTTCTCATCGCCTGTAATAACCTTGTATATCGGGTCAATCACTACGGCTATAAAGTTGCCTTTTAAAGCTCTGCGAATGAGCATAGGCGCTAACTTATCCATAGGCACGGACTTGCCACGCAAGTTCCAAATATCAATTCTGTTTAAGTTTTTTGGATCAAGCCCTAATGCCTCGTACACATCTTTAAATCTGTGAAAGCAGGACGCACGGTCAAGTTCGAGGTTCACATACAAGACATTACCCTGCGCACACTTAAAGCCGAACCATTCTGTTCCCTCGGCAATTGCAATGCACAACTCAATCAGTCCGAACGATTTGCCGGCTTTAGAGGGACCACCGAGGAGCATTTTATGCCCCTGTCGCAATACTCCCTCAATCAGAGGCGGAGCAAGTTCGGGAGGATTTTCAAAAAAATCTGCGAGGTTGTCAAGATCGGGTAAGTCATCGTTGATACTTTCCACCCAGTCTTTCCACTCGGCAAAATCGGATTTACCGATATTGGTGTCAATGATAAACTGCTTTTTGCCGTTGCGGATAACACCGGGCATACGGCTCAGCCTTGACGGATTGCGGTTCTGCTTGTCGATTTCAAAACCGTTTTTATGGCATACATTGTAGAGATAATCAACCCTTTTGCGGTATTCGTCATAGTTTGCGGCATCAATCTTAACTATAGCGTGGACTGATTTTCCGCCCGAATAAACAAGCACCGCAACAGGCAGCTCAAGCTCTCTGATGATTGCGTTTTGCTCTTCAAGAGCCATACAGTCAGATTCCACGAGAGCGTAACGATAATCGGTTACATTCTCGTTTTTAACACCCTTACCGTCCAATGGGTTGAACCTTATCCACGCTCCTGCTTCAGGCTTGTAATCACCGAATACATTTGATATATCGCCGTCACAATTGTTGAGGGCGGCAATAAGCTCACCTGCCGTACGGTCACAACTGCCCTTTGTGGGCAGATATTTAACCTTGCCGTTATCGTTCTTCTCCCAAGTTTCGGTTACATAGCCGACATTTTCGGAGCTGTCAAAGAGAGTTTCAAGGTAGGTTACAATTTCATTTACAGGATTCCAGTTTGCAGGCTCGTGAAACTTCACACCCTCGCAGGCCGTTACTCCGATATCGCCCTGTTCAAAAGCAATTTCATCATTCCAGCCGAGTTCTTTCGATTCACGAAAAGTCATCCCCCTGTCTTTAGCCATTTGGACTATCGTGCCTGCTGTGATAGGTGAGGCAGAGCCGTTAAAGCTCTGCCATTTCTTTTCACACTCACCGTTGTGATATCGGCTGTCTGCTCTGCTCCAATCGTCCCAGTCCTTTACGCTGTATCCCTCTTGTTTGAGTGCCATTCCGACATTTACCCATTCTTGGTAGTCAAGCTCTGACGGACTGATGTATTCAAGTGCATTAAGTAAGTCCAACCGTATTCACCTCGCTTTGCGGTACATATGTTTTCGGGTTAATGTTTTTCGGAGTTCTCCAACCATTTGCGGCAATCCTTGAAATCAAAGCTGACGCTTCGTCAAACTGCCATTTGCCCACGTGCTGAAAACCTCTGCTTTCAAGCATACGGATTTGTTTAGGTGTGGTTAAGCCCTCAATTCTTCGCTTTTCGAGCCTGTCAAGAATAAGTTTTGCTTTGCCGGCACTCTGAATTTCATCGGGGAATATTCCGAGCTTTTCAAGTTTTGCTTTTTGCTTATCTGTAGGCGGAGAACATTCCCAACCAAATGCAGGAACATATCCTGCAAGGTCCTGCGCCTGAATTGACATTTCGTACTGCAACGGATCTACAAGTTTGCGTTTGCGTGTTCGCATTTCCGCAAGCTGATTTGCAAGTGCTTCTTCACGCTGCGCAACAACATCTTCGCTTGCTTTTTCCTCTGCTTCCTCAATATCAATCGGGCAACCTGCCTGTTCCGATAAATTTTCAGTCATCTTTTGTGCGACCTCTTCGTTGTCACAAATGAGATGTGCAGGTCTGCAAAGTTCGTGCCGTTCTGTATGCCATAAAAAGTCGAGCAACAAAAGCTCCGTCTTGTTTGGAGCAAGTCTTGTACCTCTGCCGACCATTTGGCAATAAAGTCCACGCACCTTTGTAGGTCTTAACACGACAACGCAGTCAACGCTTGGGCAGTCCCAACCTTCAGTTAAGAGCATTGAGTTGCACAACACATTGTATTTATCGTTTTCAAAGTCCTGCAATATCTCTGCTCTGTCCTCGCTGTTACCGTTGACTTCTGCCGCTTTAAAGCCTTTTTCGTTCAAAATATCTCTAAATTTTTGTGATGTTTTTACAAGAGGTAAAAACACAACAGTTTTACGGTCTTTACAGTATTTTTTCATTTCTTCGGCAATCTGATATAAATACGGATCAAGTGCCGTGTCAATGTCGCTTGCTTTAAAATCTCCTGCCTGTGTGGCAACTCCCGAAAGGTCAAGTGTAAGCGGTATTGTCACAGCTTTAATCGGTGACAGATATCCTTCTTTGATAGCCTTAGGGAGTGTGTATTCATACGCAAGCGAATCAAATACTGTTCCTAAATTTTTCATATCTCCTCGGTCGGGTGTTGCTGTAACGCCCAACACTTTTGCATTGTCAAAATGTTCAAGCACACGCTGATAGCTGTCACTGATTGAGTGATGTGCTTCATCAATAATGATTGTGTCAAAATAATCGCTGTCAAAGTTAGACAGCCTTTTCTCACGCATTAAGGTCTGAACAGAGCCTACAACAACCCTGTTCCACGACCCTATGCAACTTTGCTCGGCTTTTTCAACCGACGAATTAAGTCCTGTTGCTTTTTGAATTTTATCCGCCGCTTGGTCGAGCAACTCACCACGGTGGGCAAGTATCAGCACCCTGTCACCTCGGCGGACACATTCTTCGGTGATTTTTGCAAAAACTATCGTCTTGCCACAGCCTGTAGGCAAAACAAGTAATGTTTTTAAATTGCCGCTTTCCCACTCGGAGAAAACGGCATTCTTTGCTTCATTCTGATACGGTCGAAGTTGCATTAAAAGCTACCCGGTGTCCAGTTATTCGACATCGCAGTATTTGGCGTTGCAGGCTGTGTGTTATACTGCGGCGGATATGTAGGCTGTACATACTGCTGAGGTGCAGACTGTGCTACGGCAGGCGATATCGTTGTCACCTGCTCATCGTAGGCATAGAAATACTTGATGTCATTTGTTACGCCCTCTGTGCCGTCATTCTTGACATATTTGCGGATGATAACCTGACATTTACCTTTTTTACCGATAATGCCTGTCCAGTCCATACGGAGCGGTTCGCCGTGCTTTTTCATTGACACAGACAAAAAGAGCTGTGACAGCTTCCATTCAAGCGAGGAGTGCAGTACGAAATTAACTGTAATTTCTCGCTTGTCATCTGCTCCCCACACATCAAAAGTCACTTTCGCCATATTGCATGGTGGCAGTTTACCTTTACCCTGTGAGCGAGCACGCTCAACCTTTGCTACTGTAAAATCATAATCACCCTCGGGGAGCGGTTCGTAATTTCCGCCCTCTTCGGTTATTTCGTCGTTCCAACCGAATTCTCTATCCATTTATACATCTTCCTTTCTTATTAAAACGGTAAGTCACGGTTGCTCTGTATCACTTCGAATACCTTATTCCACGCTCCCACAAGGCAACCGCTAATAAATCGTGGGTCATAGTTTGTGATTGGTGTATCGTAAGGGTAGTGTCCCTGTGTAAACACCGCCTGTCTGATTTCGCTTTCATCAACACCGTTAGCTCTCATAAGGTCGGCAAGAGCTTTTGGTATGCCCTCGGGAATATTGACAGATTTATCATTCTGTATCTGAGGTGTTGACAGCGGAACAGGCTCGGGAACTTTTTCAATCTGCGTAGGTTGTGGCACAGGCTGTGTCGCAGGCTCTGCCTTAGGTGGTTGAGGTATCGGATTCTGCGAAACAGGACCGTTATTTACAGGTGCAACATCATTAAAAATATGGGCAATGCCTGCATAGCTAAAATCCATTTCTTCGGGCAGTCCGTGACGATTCTTTGCGTCCCAACAGGGATGATGAAGCGTGTGCATTACTCTCCCTCCGCCCTGCGCTTTGTACTTTCTGCCGTCTTTGTCGGTTGCTACCGCTACTGTTTTATAGTTTGCGAAAAGCACCATATCCGCCCATTCTTTTACAAGCGGAGAAATCTGTGAAGCAGTCTTTTTGCCGAGTTTAAGCTCCCAACGGTCATATTCACCGATTTCATCAGGCTGTGAAAACTTGCGGAGCTGTGCGTGTGCGGTGAGCACAACATTGATACCTCTGTCAATCAAATCTTCAAGGCTGTTCAAAAATCTGCCGAACTCCTCTTTTTCGTAAACATATCCGTTTCCGTAACCGAAATCCTCAATACCTTTTTTGCCGTACTTTGAGCAAATATCATCAATACAAAGCTGTTCTGCCCAGTCGATTGTGTCAATGACAACCGTCTTGCATACAGTCGGATTGCTTTTGATATATTCAAGCTGACTTTTGAGCATAGTCCATGATGTCGGCTTATCCATTCTTGCAACATCAAGATTTTTTGTACTGCCCTCTGTGTCAATAAACAGAGGATTCGGAAACTGTGAAGCAAAGGTTGACTTGCCAATCCCCTCAGGACCGTAAATTACAACTTTTTGCGCCGACTTGATTTTACCTCTTGTGATGTTCATTATCTCACCCCCTGTACATCTGAAAAATTGATTTTATTGCCGTCAACATCAATGACAACATAGTCGATTGCGTAGTTGAGCAGTTCGTTTGTCAAATCCTGTATTGACTTGCCTGTCATACCTGCAATCAAAACAATTCTTGAATAGTTTTCAGGCATAATCTTGACCTTGGTATAACCGCAGGCAAGCTCTCTGTGCGGATTGCATTTGATTACACATTCATTTGTATTTGTTTTTGCTGTTGTTTTAGCTGTAGTTCTTGTAGCCATAATTAAAACTCTCCTTCTGTCCAAGTCGGTGTTGTAACAGGTGTGGTTGTTTCGGACTTAATATAGCCGTCCTCGATGATTATTGAACATTCATCACCGTTTGAAACTCTTGTTGCAATAGCCTGCAATCCCTCTGATTCAAGCCATTTTGCAAAGTCTTTGAGTGTGTCGGTATCCATTTGTTCGAGCTTGTCAAGCAGGACAAATCCGCATTCGGGATTGAGCTTGCGAACAATTGCCGTAGCGACACGAAGCTGTTCCGAACCGCTCATGTTGTCCCACTTAAAACCGTTATATGTAAGCTCGCCTTTTTCAACCGATAAGCCGTCAAGGGGCAAATTTGCGTTGTTGAGCAAGTCATATTTTGTTTTGCGGATTTCTTCAAGCTGTGCCGTCATATCGGCATACTTGCCGTAATATTCCTTTGCGTCCTCATCAGCTTTCGCTTTATCAAGGTTTGCTCTGACTTTGCGGTTAATTTCGTCAATCTCGGTAATGTTTCTTTCAAGCTCTGCCGTGCTTTCATCGTGCAGTTCGGCAACGGTCTTTCTGCTCTGTTCAAGCTGTGCAAGCACTTTTGTAAGTTCGGAATTGTATTTTCTCAAATCCTCATTAAGCCTGTTGATTTCGCTCTGCAAATTGTTGGCACGGCTTTCAAGGTTATCTTTTTCTGCTCTCAGACGGTTATTTTCACCGTTGCGTGCAAGAATTTCCTGCTGTTTATTGATAAGTTCAGAGGCTGATACAGGTTCATTCGGCACGCCTTCGTATTCGGGCATTTCGGCGGCAAACTTTTCCTTTTGGTTTGCGATCTGACCGATAGCACGGCGCTCGTTATACACCTGTGTTTCCTGCGTTTCAAGCTCGTAAACTCTGTTGCCTACACCGATAATCTGTAGGAGCGTGTCAGCCTTTTCCTTGCCGGTTGCATTCATAAATTTCGGCAGGTCAAGAGCAAAGTTACTGACAAATGCGTCAAGCAAAGCCTGTCCGCCTTTGTTGCCTGCGGTGTCAATTACTTTAAGACTGCTGTTCTTACCGCTACGCTCCACAACAATACCGTTTGAGAGCTTGATTTTGAGATGTGGCGGAATTGTTGAACCCTCACGGTACGGAGCAGACGGAGCGAAACGATTACCGCCGAGAGCCCACGCAATTGCGTCAAGAACAGATGTCTTGCCCTGTCCGTTTTTACCGCCCAACACGGTAAGTCCGTTTTCGGTCGGTTCATAAGCAACTGCCTTTACTCTTTTTACATTTTCGATTTCAAAAGCTGATATTTTTACTGACATATTAAAGTCCTCCTTGACAATTTTATCTTCTGATGCAGTTCAATTGCCTGCTTATGCTGTTCGCTTACTGTTATTTCTGACATTTTTCAACCTTCCTTCTTGATTTTTTGAGTAAGAAAGGATATAATCAAGGTGGTTATATTGTTTATATCCTTACTATCCGTTGAGGCTTTGCAGAGCTTCAGCGGATTTTTCTTTGCAATTGCAATTAATATTTAACATTGATATAATCCAACACCCTTGCCCAGCCGTATCTTTCGCCTGTTTTATCATCTGTGCAGCAGTTATACATCCAATACTCCCACTCTTTAGGATTTTGCTCTTTAAGTAAGTCAAATCTATGAGGGCGCTTTTCCAAGTGCAAACCAAATCCGCACATTGAGCAACCTGTTCTTTGAGCTTTGGTTGTGTACAAAGTACCATCTTCTTGCCTCTCGATTTTTCCGTATATTTCGGGAACAGGAACATTTAAATCAAGAGCAAGTTGCAAAATGTCCTGTCTGTTAAAAATCGCAAACGGTGCTGATCTGATTGTAGATTTACCGAAATAATTACAACCATTTATCATTAAGGATTTAGCTCTTCTTCCGCCTTCGGAAGCCATCAAGCCAAGATAAGGCACGCTGTTATGTTCTTTTGCCCAAATGTCACAAGGCTTTTCTTTTAGATAATAGCAGCATTTTGATGACACTTTAAAATTTGGAATTTGGTAATTTGTACCCTCTTCATTGTTCGCATAACCGCCGAACTTTTCAAGCCATTTTTGCGACATTTTCATACGACTGTTTTTTTGATAACCGCCATAGGCCCCTGTTTCGCCTGTTACAATAGCGTGTCGAACAGTTTTGTTTTTTTCGGTCGGATTTGCAAGTAATTCAATCTTGGCGGCAATTTCTTTTGATAAGACAGGAAATCCAAACTCCTGAATTATATCCTGTTTAGTCCAGCGGTGTTCTTTTCCTGCACTGTCAACATACCGAACTGATGGCTTTAACCTTTCAATTCCGAGCTCTTTATGTATTTTTTGAATACTCGAATCTTCAAGATAAGAAACGCTGATTCCTGGGGCATGGATTCCGATCGACTTTAAAAAGATAAATAATGTAATGCTATCAAGACCGCCGACCGAAACGTGATAGTCTAATTCTCGTCTATCGCATTCTTCAGCAAATTCTCTCGCTCTGATAGTTGCATACTTAACTTTAAATTGATAATCCTGTTTTTGCTTAACAATGAAATCAGAGATTTTTCTCTGTCCGTCAATTCTTTCCATTCGTTCAAAAACATTTTCTTTCATTTCTTCACCCCCACACATTCAAAACCGAAGGAATCGGATTCAGGCGTTTCAAGGACTTTGAGCTTGCGTTTTAGCTCTCTGTTCTCGTGACGATAACCGCTTGACGCTGTCTTTTCGAGTGCAAGGTCCGTTCTTGCGTTTCTCAACTCAATACTGAGATGTCTGTTCTCTGCTCTGAGGTTTTCAATATCTTTGAGCAGTTTCCTTTTTGTCGGGTAGTTTCTTAACCGCATTTGTTACACTCCTTTCGCAATAATAACATTACATTTTGTGGCGTAGTCTATGAGCCTTTCAAGCGGAATGTTGTACGACCATTTACCGCCTTTGAACAGGCAAGCCGTGCCTATCGGCAGTCTCTGCTCACGCAGACCGTTATAAACAAATTCGGGAGTAATGTCGAGATACTGCGCGGCAACTTTGGGCGGTACATTCTTGTATGGCTCACCTGTCTTAGGATTGATAAGGATTTTGTCAATCATTTAATCACCTCAAATCTATATTGAACGTACAAGTACCGATTTCTGTATTTGTAGTGTACTTTGTAGCACGCTTGTTCCAATTTTGGATTGCTGTTGCTCTGTCGGTGCTATAATCGCCAAAGCAGGTAGCCGCGGCACAATTATCGTTAGTACACTCAAACATATACATCTCCTCATCAGCGCCTATATTCTCAACTGTTACCTTGCTTCCACAGAACGGACAAGGCTTGATTTTAAGTTTAGCCATTTTCTTCATCTCCTTCTTTATGTTTATGCTGATTTCTGCTGTTCGGCAAAGTTAGTTTCTGATAGTTTCTGTGAAACAAGAAGGATTGTTAGTTCTTCCTAATAAGTAATCGGTTGAACAATTAAAAATATCAGCTAAACTCAAAAGTATATTAATGGGGATATTACCTTTTGTTTGCCAATTATAATAACTTTTACGTTCAATTTTTAACTTATTAGCAAGGTCTTCTTGTGTCATATTAGCTCTTGCTCTTTCGGCTTCAATATTTGGATATAAAAACGGCACCAATCTCACCTCCTTTATAAGGTTTTCAAGTTCTGCAATACGCTTTGTAAGAGCACCGAGGTTTCGATAAACTTCAAGCATATCCGCCGTGTAATTAGGCACTTTTTCCTCAACGATTTTCATTCGTTTGTTAAGGTTGTCAAGTGCGCCGTACACATTAAAAATTTCATCTGTATGAGCGTTAGCCATATAAATCACCTCCTTACGCTGTTTTCTGTGAATAAAGCAATGTGTTATTGTTTTAAACGACCTTGTATGGTAATATTAAACAAAGGAGTGGTACATATGCTTGATAAGAAATGCAGAAAGATTGTAAAATGCTGTTTAAAATATTATCCTGACGAAAGAATTATTCAAACAACAGATTTACAAAAACACCTAAATTTCAGCACGATGGAAATACGCTATTGCTGTCAGAGATTGAATAAATTAGGTTTCTTTGATTCATTTCAAACTTCAATAGAAGACACGGTTCATTTTGTTCCGAGTTATAAATTGTTTAATTATAAAGAACACGAAAGAACGAAGATTAAAGAGTTTTTGATAAACTCCGTAGCAATACCCGTCATCGTGTCAACACTATCAAGCATACTAATAACGCTGATAACACTGATGATATCAGGGATACTGCAATAGATGTAAAAATCGGGTGTTTCATTAACCATTCAAGGATAAACACCTTATCTCACCCCCTTAGTTTTGGTTGGGTTGCATAGTCCGTTTAATGGGACTGTGATTGTGGTATTATTGATTGTGTGGGTGAGATATTACCTACTGTTCTTTTTAAGAATTTCGTTGACAACTGACTTTTCTTCATTCGTCAGTAAGTTTTCAACCGGTGTATCTGTAATTTCAGCAATTTTCTGTCTTACTGAAATTTTAGGAATAACGCCATTACGCCAGTTTCGGATGTTAGCTTTGCTCATTTCTAATTGAGAGAGTAACGAACAAAGTGTTATATTTCTTTTATCGCATATATCTGACACAATTTTGTAAAAATCCACAATTTATTACCTCCTTTTTTATTGATAATTTAGGTTGACAAATGTGCACTATACCTTTATAATTTAATCAGTTAAAAAAATTAGATTACAAAGTTGGTGCACATTCACACACCTATTTTCGTCAAGTTAATGTCCCCACATCGTCTTGACAAGTTTATTATAGTGCATAAAAGTGTACTTTGCAAGTGCATTTTTGAAAATTAAGTACATTTATGTGAACTTCGTGAAAAGTGCACAAAAGTAGAGGTGCATTTTTGTGTTCTTTGATTTATTGGATTCAATATGTAAAGAGAACGGTACAACGGTTACTGCGGTTTTGGTTGCAGTTGGTTTGAGTAAAGGTTCTATACGCAATTGGAAAAACGGTGTTTTACCTAAATACCAAACTCGCCTTAAAATAGCCAATTATCTCGGTGTTCCTGTTGAAAGGCTTATGACTGAGCAGGAAATCGAAGAAGAAAAGAAACAGCATGAGCAGATTGAAAAGTTAGTTGAAGATGTTGCAAGAAAGGTTTCTTCCCCTCTTCCGAAAGCAAATTTTGATGAACTTTCGTATGCTGCTTATCAAGAAATGGAAGGAGAAAGCGAAGATTTTAAAAACGATATACTTAGCTATATCAAATTTAAGAAATCTCAAAAAGGAAATGATTGAATGACTTTAGAGGATATTTATTTTGAATGTGAACAAAAAGGGATAACTGTTGATTATTTCAAAACTGACAAAGCAAAAGCATTTTCTTTTCCTTACGAAAACGGAATTGTAGTTCTTGACAAAAGCAAGATTAAAACTACTGCCGAGGAAACAGTTTTGCTTGCTCACGAAGAAGTTCACATAGATTTAGGTGCTTTTTATTTATTCACAACTCCATTAACCGTAAAAGGGAAAATGGAACAAAAAGTAAAGAAACACACAATAAAAAAGCTCATCCCTTTGGATGAGCTGAAAGAAGCGGTTCACAACGGTATAACAGAGCCGTGGGAACTTGCCGAATATTTTAATGTCACAAATAAATTTATGATTGAAGCAATGGAATTTTACAGAGATAATTTATTGATGTGATAATAAAAAAAGACCGCCCACAGCTGGCACTATGAGCGGTCAAAATAGGGATTTAAAAAAGGCGCTAACCTTCTTTATATTTTATTGTACATTTATTTGCGTTATTTGTCAATATAAAAAGGAGGCAAAGCAATGGGATTACTTTCTAAACTGTTCGGCAAACCAAAACAGCTGACACCACAACCACAAGTGAATGTAAAACCTGAAATGGGTAAATCGCATACAAAGGTATGCAAAGTTGCAGGCGTTACTTTTAACGGCAGACAAAAAATCTTGAAAAAACTTAAAGCTGATAAGAGTGCCAGCAAAACTCTTAATGTTAGTATGCAAGAATATGATTATCAGGGCAATCCGGCTATCAGGATTCTTGTAAACGGAATGGATGTAGGCAATCTACACACGGAAGATGTTACTTTCGTAAAAGAAAATCAAAAACGCATACTTGGCATCAAAGATTTCACAATTGGAGAGCATTATGATGAACACGAAAATAAAGACGGCGATACAACATATACAGTCCAGTATAATGCTAAGGTTAAACTTATCGTAGCAAATAAGAATTAATAAATAAAAATCCGCTCCATTCGAGTACCAGTCGAACAGAGCGGAAACCATTACAACGGGTGCAACGGTACTTTAATCAAGCAATAATATTGTACCACATCCATGTGAAAATTACAACATTTTACAGGGGATTTTTGCGCCCATTTTTAGAGGTGCTAAAATGAAAAAATGTATAAACCGACGGTGTAACCGAGAACTACAGGACAATTTTGCGTATTGTCCTTACTGTGGCAAAAATCAAACCGATAAACCTAAGCGGCAACAGAAGAGAGCAAACGGCACAGGCTCTATTTATTACCGCAAGGACAGCAAAACAAAGCCGTGGTATGTCGCCTCAACAATAACAGGCAAGCGTGTGTATGTTGGAGGATTCGCAACACGAACAGAGGCTGTCAAAGCCCTAACAGACTATGAATCAGCCCCAACAAGCAACATTAACATAACATTTTCACAATTGCACGAACGCTGGCTGAAAACTAAAGCATACCAAAAATTGAGTGACGATGCCAAGAGCTCTTACAATGCCGCTTGGGTTAAGCTACGATCGTTATACAACCATAAGTTTAGAGACTTAAAAACATTTGATTTTCAGACGATTGTCGATTATTACGAAAATCCACATCATGAGGAAGGCGCCGGAGGTAAGCTAAAATATCTTCTGCCAAACGGAAAAGGGACATACAAAATGACCGACACTCCTAAGATGTGTGACGGCCTGAAATTTTCGGCACTGCATAAAATTAAAGTGTTTTTAACTAAAATCTATAAATACGCTATGGAGCAAGACATAGTAGCCAAGAATTATGCCGAGTTTATAGAGCTCCCCGAACCCGAAGAAGTCAATGCTACAAGATTCACCGAGGTACAATTAGAGCTCATCCGGCAAAACATAGGGCGAGTGCCATATGCAGACTACGCATACATTATGTGTTATCTCAACTTTAGAGTGTCAGAATTTTTGACACTCACAACAGAACAGTTTCACATAAGTGAGCAAGGCATTCCTTATTTTGTCGCCGGCATTAAATCAGAGGCAGGCAAAAACAGACTAATCCCTATACATCCTAAAATACAAAAAATGGTGACCAACTGCATAAATCATCACGGTGAAACTATCTTCTGCCGACTTGGTGACGACTTCGGCAAGCCGATGAACAAGGATTACTTTTTAAAATATGCTTTTCGTCCGGCGATGCAAGCTATGGGTTTAGGAAATGAGTTTACTCCGCATAGTTGCCGCCGAACTTTCTCAACGAGAATGTCAGCGGCAGGCGCACGAGAAGAGGACATCATCGCACTTATGGGACACGCAGAATATAAAACCGACATCAACCATTACATTATACAAGAGCTTGACACACTTTATGACGCTGTAAAAAAGCTCGCATAAAACAACAAAGCCCCCGAAATCAATCGGGGACTATTTTTTTGAATTGTCAATGCCTTGTCACGCCCTGAAATTTGTAGCAACATTGTAGCAACCCACAATATCTTGCACATTCCTCAACGCTCCGAGCAAACATTAAAGTATAACAAAAAAGCCAGTAAACAAGCCGTTTATGGCTCAATTACTGACTTTCTTCGTGGCTCCCCCAACTGGGCTCGAACCAGTGACATCATGATTAACAGTCATGCGCTCTACCGACTGAGCTATGGAGGATCATATTAAGTTTTCGGCAACAACTTTTGGTCGAAGCCTTTCCTCAAACTAAGAGATAATGTTGGGTATATTTGTGTACACTCGCACTACCGACTGAGCTATGGAGGAATATATAGCAAAACACCCGTTTGGGTGTATGCTTTG